TAAATGCTTTACCTTCACCTCTAAATGAATTATAGTTTACATCATTTGGCAATAATTGATATTCTTTATTTTTAACTTCCCAATTTTCAGTTCTTGCTTTAAAGAATGTAATAAAATCCCAAGCACCTAATCTGTTTATGTAATCTACTCTTATAGGTTTATATTTTGTTTCACATTCAGTTTTAAAAATATAAGTTGCTATAACTGTATCATTTTTTAATATTTCTATTTTATTACCTTCAGTATAATATATGCCACCTAAACTAATAGGAATAGAAAATAAATATTCTTCTTCAGGTTCGCCACTTAAAATTAATTCATCAGATACAGTTGGTGATGCATCAAAATTAGAATACCTTACTATATATTCATCAGCATCATTTGTATAATCAATAAAAAAAGTTAAATATTGATAAACACCAATAGGACTATCATAATATTTATATACTTTATTCTGTTGAAATAAATTCATTGGAATAAATGTAAAATTTAAAGAATAATTATAACCATTTAAATAGTTTGTATAGCCATTTGTAGCTACATAAGTTGTTGTGTCTAATAAAGTATAACTTCCAACAGTTGTTGCCTTATATCTTTTTACTTTAACATAGCACCAATTATTATCATCTTCTTGTGCTGGTATATTTACAAAAAATGGATTAATTATATCAATAAACTCTTTTACATAATTTGATATATTGTAAATGTTTTTAGTTTGTGTAGTTGATGCTGCCTTTTTGCTTAAAGTATATGTAGGTGTTGCTGGTTCAGTTTCACCTTTATGCCATATAAATAATTCAATCTTGCTTTCAACTTGACTTGCTTCATCTACTTCTATAAAGTATGGACTTCTTACAAATATTACTTCCATTTTATTTTCTTGTTATTGTGTAATCTATTAATGTTTCTATATCGTCTCCAAATGCTTTTATTAAATCTGTATCTATGTATTTCTTATACCCATCTTCAAATGGTTTAGTAAAAAATAAACTTGGTTTAATTCCCCTTGCCCATACATTCTTTGCTATAATATAACCTATTGATTTATAATTACCTTTTTTAAACTTTCCTTTTGCGTCTCTAAATCTTATGTTTCTAAACTTTGCCCATTGTTCAAATGGTGCTGATGGTATTCTTCTTTTAAATTTAAATCTACTGTTTGGTGCTTGTTGCCCTTTTATCTTTGCATTAGGTGATACTTGTGTTGGGTCTGCACCTTTAACACCTTCATCTTGATAAAAGCCATAATCAGGCATACTAAACCCTAATAAGAAATAATCTTTTTCAAATAGTATTTCACCTTTGATTTGATTATAAAGTTGTTTAGAAACGTTCTTATTGCCTTTAGATAAATTACTACGTGATTGTTGAATAACATATTTTTTATATGCTTCTAAAACTTCTTTAGTAGATGTTAAATTATTAGCATTCATTTTCGCAACTTGTCATTTCATTAGCAACCATAACATCAAATGTAACAGTCCAACCAGCTATTTTATTTTCAAATCTGTCTACAAATGGTTCACAATTTGGTGTACCACTTAATTCATATCCCTCATCCATTAATACACCTCTGCGTAATACTTCTAATAATCTATTAATAACCATTAGTTGTGTATGCAGTACATCTTGTTCATTATCATTTGTTAAAAACTGGTCTGTTTGTTCTGTCTTACTAAAGTCTACAACATCCATACATAGAACTGATATATTAAATACCCAAGTGTTACCATTGTACGTTGCATTGTTTACAATAATATGTGACAAAGGAAATATAGTTTGCTTGTTTAAATCAATTTCAAATATATCACCAGAAGAAACTGTATTAACAAATATATCTTTATATAGTTGGTCTTTAATTGCTGTTGTTACTTGGTAAAATCCTTTCATTATTTATTTCTTATTAATTCAATTTCTATTTGGTTCTTTTCTTTTTCAAACGTTAAAAATGTTAATGCAACTGATAATCTAATTCTGGAAATATCTTCAAATCTTCTAACATCTCCTTGAGCAATAGCATAGAATGATGAATACCAACCCCATTTACTTCCAAATTGTGATTGTTTACTATATTCTGAAACTCCTGATTGTTCTCCAAATAATGTATCGTAGACTTCAGTAATTCGTTGCCTAAATTGTAAAAAAAAACCACAGCACCTAATGCTACATCAACTGGCATAAACTTCATAGCATCACAATATGTATAACTGCCATTGTATTCTTCAATCTGATATTTATCTTTTAACTTCTTTGTTATTGGTCTGTATAATACTGCCATTGCATTGTGCATCTTATCCCAATCAGTTATGTATTTATCCAAGTCTGTATATTCACCTAATGTTATTTCATCAAGGTTAGTTATAAAACCAAATTCAGTATTACCTAATTTAAATGTTCTTTTCAAATCATATTTTTGATTGAATAGATTTGATAGGTTAGTTGTTATTTCATTAACATCTTTGTAGCTTATTTTAGCAGCATTCTTTAAATCTATACCACAAAATATTTCTACCATCTTGTGTTGAAGAAACTCACCATCAGGATTATCTTTTGCAATAGATAAAAACTTTTGATACTGCTCTAATGTTATTTCTTCTAAACTTGTTGGTATTGTAATCTGTAACTTCATTATCTGTTATTGTTTTTTATTTAAAAATAAAATAAAGTTGATATTGTATTAAACAAAAAAAAGACCTACATTTCTGCAAGTCTTTCTTCAACCATTATCAACTTTAAATTAAACCAATTCTTCTACACTTTCTATTTTTCTATGTACTATATTCATATCGTAAAACTTTTTCATAGCATCTAATTCATTATAAGCGTAAAGTTCTAATTCTATATCTGTGCTTTCATCATTACGTTGTGTCCAGTAAGTAACTAAATATTTTTTCATATATGTGTTCATTTGTTTATTATTTGATACAAATATAACTATATTGTTTTAAATAAAATACATTTTAACATTTCTTTAACTATCAAAGTTTTCGTCATATATCATTCCAATATGTAAATCAATTAAAGCTAAACACTTTCTTTTTATTTCTTTAATCTTATACGTATCTTTTTCATCAATCATATACGTATCAAATCCTTCTACTGAATTTAAAGCACTATTACACATAGATATTATTTCATATCTTGTATCAGCTGGTTCAAATTCTATGTATTCAAATATATCTTCTTCTTCTTTTTCCATTACCTTTTGTGTTAATATAAACCCTGATTTTAATAGTTATCTTACTATGAAAGGTAAGTACTTGCTACATTATACATATGTTGCATCTTTTTTATTTCACCTACATTTCTTGGTAAGTTAATCTGAACTTCTTTATCAGTCATATGATGTATATAACATTGTATTGCTGCTATTATTTGTCCGTAAGTCATTAGTATATAAAATAGTTTCCTTTGTTTGGATTTTCTAATTGATAACTAACTGCATATCTTAAAGCATCGATTAAATGATTGTGATTATCAATAGGTGTGTTTGATTTCTTTTCTAACCAACAATAGTTGTTTAACTCTTTAATTAAGTTTATACTTTCTGGTGATATTATTAAATCATAATCTTGTAATAAAGATATTCCATAAGTAACTGAACCTTGACCTTTAATTGCTGGTACTATATTTAAACCTGATGTTTGTAATTCACTAATCAATCTTGGTTCAGCACTATCAGCTACTATTAAACTATCTAAACAATGTTGTTTATTTAAATTGTATATTTGAGACGTTGTTAATGAAGGTAAATAGAAACGTTCATTTATATAAATACGTTTGTTAGAAGTATCTATATTGCATTCTACTAATGTTGTTGGGTCATTACTAAAACCAAAATCTTGACCAAATACAGATTTACCTATTTGTTTATATTCACCTATTGTCCAATTAGTAAATATAACTCCTTCTGCTTTATCTAACCATCCACCTAATATTTGATGCTTATACTTTTCTGGTCTACGTTCCTTTATATTCTCTATTTGATTTATAAATGATTCAGATAAGTTTTCTATGTTATCTTGATAAGTTGTGTGTATGTAAGTTGTATCATCTTTGATTAAATTACTTCCATCTTGCACACCTTTATCTTCAAAGAATTTCTTGTATATGAAATGTTCTTTTGTTGCTGGATTTAATATTAGTAAAACTCTATTTTGTATTCCTTTAGTTCTAATACTAAAATCTATTTTCTCAAATGTTTCTTCATCTGTTAATTCTTCTGCTTCATCTAAAACCCAAGTTGTAACTCCAGCTAATGATTTCAAAGATGCAGTTTGTGTACCACTACTTGTTTTAATACCTTTAAATAAGATTTTAGACCCTGTTTTTAAATTTATGATTTCATCTTTAGTAATATAAAAATCGCTGCTTAAATCAGCTAATTCAATCTTACTTATAAATTCAGGTATAATAGAAACGTTTGCAGATGTTAAAGTATATCTTGTAAATAATATTACGTGACCTACTTCATAAGTCAGAAGCAATAAAAATGAATTTAAAGAATATGATTTACCACTTCCCCTTCCACCTGTAATTACAAAATATCTACTATCACTTCCTAATAGATTATATTTATCATTCAGTTTTATTTCCAATTTTAAATATATCTTTTATATTAAAATCATTTACATTGTGAGTAGCTTCAATAATATCTTTTGGTTTACCAAATATATGTTCAGCAATAAACAACTGTCCTCTTTGTGATTGCATTAATGTATCTTTAACAAAAGCTATTTTAGTTTCATCTTCTGTTTCTTTATTATACAATTCACCTAATGCTTTGATGAAAATGTTATTTACTTTTTCTTCTTCTACTTTAGCTGGTCTACCTTTACTTAACTTATGTCCTTTTTCAAATCCCATATTAAAAGTTATATTTAAATATATTAAAAATAAACATTTTTGTTTATTGTTTATACAACTTACCTAATTCAATAGCTATTTCTTTCCATTCATCTAAACCTTGTTTAATATAACCTGATACTACAAATCTATTATATTCTTTGCTATACTTATTGTAAAGTATGTTTGCTCTATATTGTGGTGTCATAATTTATCTATTTCTATTTTTACTTTTTCCCAATATTCTTTTGTTACTGTTTCATCATAGTCACTATAATCACAAGCAACTTTTATTAATTCATCAACTGCTATTAATGCACATTGTTTGGCTGATTGAATTGGTGTAATATCTATTTCTGCTCTGCTATGTTTTAAAAATTTAACAACTAAATTTTCTGCTTTATTTTTTGGTGTCATAATCCTTTTTCTTTTTTATAGATTTCTAATAGTTCATTAATTTTATATTTACTTACAAATCCATCAATAGTATATGTTTCTCCAATTTCTGTGCTATCAAAGAAATCTATTCTTTTTTTAATACACCACTCTGCAAATCCAATAGCAAAGTTATCTAAATCTTCCTGTGTAGTAACTAACTCTCCAGGAAATGAAACTCTAAACTTCAAATCTTTAAATGCATCCCCCAAAAAATCTTGTCTTCTCATAACTTATTTTCTTTTTTATAAATTTCTAATAGTTTTTCATTTGTGTTGTAATCAAATTTTTCCCAATCATCTGATTTAGATAAATTTAAAAACCATACTGCAAAGTCAATAGCAAATTCATCTTTTTCTTTTTGCTCTTGCTTTTTTCTATATCCACTATCTTCGTATTGTAATGTTGTCATAAGTTCACTTGTATTTTCATTATTGGACAACTAATTTTGTGATTATCATTTTCTAAATTGCAGTGTCTACATTTGCCATTAGGATAAAACATATCACAATTATCTGCATCACTTTCTCTATTAAACATTCCATATGATTGCCATACTTCTGATGCTGGTGCTGTAAACCTATAACAGTATTCTTTTGATGGGCATAAACTATCATTACATTTTGCTATATCTGCCATAACTTTATATCTATTATTATTAATACTATTGCTATTGATATTTCATTTCTACCAATTACAATTCCTAAACTAAATTTGTCTGTGTAGTTTGTTTCTATTCTCATCTTATTAAAGTTTAATGTTTCTATTCATTTTATATAATGCTTGTAATCTTTCTACAATTATTTGCCATTGTTCTGTACCTTCTGTTTCTATTAGTAATTGTTGTATGTTGTTTACTATGTTGTAATTGTTTCTTGGTTTTTTTAAGTTAGTAATTGTTTCTTGCAAGTTTTCTATTTCACCTGATAGCTTCATTACATCTATTTGTAAACTTTGTATATATTCATCTTTAGTCATATCTAATATATGTTCTGGTGATGCGTAATTTAATCTTTGCAATATTTGTTTTCTAAATAGTTTTAATGTTGGATTAAACTGCTCAAACATATCATAGTTCTTTAATGAATGTAAAACTGTTGCGTGGTCTTTTCCTACTGAAGCACCAATAGATTTTAATGATTTCTTTTTATCTATTTGCTTTAATACTTTGTAATAGATTGCACGTGCTTCTATTGTTTCTCTTTTACGTGTTACTTCATTTATATCTACACCTGTTATTTCTTGTATTGCTTTTTTTAATTGTAATGTTATTTGCGTTTCCATCTAATTTTTATTTTTTGTTTTTTACTTTGTTTAATTAATTCTGTTAATACATTAAATAATACTATTTCTAATGCTAAATGTATTCCTTGACATTCTTCATATAATTCTTCTGCTTCATACTCTTTTAATATTAATCTTATTTGTTCAATAGTCATTCCTTGTTCTATTTCATATAAGGTAATATTATAGTGTTCTGTTGCTTTATCATTCATTAGAATAGCTTTTGTTGTGCTACGTGGTTATTTATTCTTTGTATTGCTTTGTCATAATACTCTTTATCTAATTCACAAGCTGTTAATTCATATTTGTAATCGTGACAAGCTATTGCTATTGAACCTGAACCTAAATGTGTATCTAATATTTTATCACCTTCTTTAGCGTATTTTTCTAAACAATATTTATACAATAAAATTGGCTTTTGTGTAGGATGTTGTTTTTTACCATCTTCATCATCCATTGCAGAATATCTTTTAAATATCCTTATATTTTTTTTAATAGAGCACCAAGCTAATTCAGCTTCACTAAAGCTTAAGTTTGGATTTAATTTATCCCATATAATCCAATTATTATTTAATGGTAATGGAAAGTAATTTCCACCCCAAATTATTTGGTTTTTTGAAACTCTAAATACCTCATTAAAATATTCTTCATTAGGTATTTCACTATCCCAATTTTTACCCTGTTTAAAATTATGTTTACCACTTCCCATTGTCATTTTACCTGCATCAATACCATAAGGCGGGTCTACAATAGCTAAATCAAAATAGTTATCAGGATACCTTGCCATAAGTAACATATTATCCTCGTTTGTTATTGTTATTTTATCTGTTACTTTCATTATAATATCCCTCTTAAAACATATTGATTTAAATCCATATCTTCTTCACCAAAGAAGTATTTATAGTTAGATATTGCTTGTTCTAACTTTGCTTCACCTTTAGCGTAAAATTCATCACTACATTCAAAGATTGCTATATCTAAACTACCTTTGTCTATTGCAACAAAAAGAAAGTCATCAACACCAAACATCTTTTTATATAAATATGCTTGTAAATCGTAGCTATATTTATCAGCACTATATCTAAAGTCTTTAACTCCTGTTGTTGTTTTTAAATCTATAATCATATTTGGCTTTAATATATCTGCTTTTGCTCTAAACGGAATGCCATCAATCATTTCAATAGCTGGAATTTCTGTTTGTGATTTACTCATTAATGAAACTACTTCATCATTTCTAAGCATAGCATCAACTAATCTTTCTGCATCATTGTATTCTTTTCTTGTGTATACTTCTAAACCTTGTTCTTTTGCAAGTTTATATTCTTTTCCTGCTTTAGTTGCTACATCTACAATTACTAAATCATTTAGTTTATGCGGTTCTAATATCATTGTGTGGAATAATTTACCATCTCTTAATGCTTGGCTTTCATCAGAACCATATTGTGTAACATATTTATAAGTTTTAGGTGAAGATATAAGCATTTTTGCTGATGAACTGCTTAAAGCATTTTTACCTAAATATCCATAGTAGAAACTATCATCATACATATTATCTAATAGTTCTTGTTTATCCCATTGTTTATTATCAAATGTTGTTATCATATTATCTAATTTTAATGTTGTTTAATAAATCATAAGTATTATCCATATCTAAAACTTCTCTAATTTGTTGTGCATAGTTATCTGATGCATTCCATTCTTTTATTAAATCTTGCTTAATTGAATTAATTAATGCAATTTGAAATGAATTATACTCAGATGTAATACTTAAAAGTATATCTAATTTTTCTATAATTTCTGTTTTCATACTAAATTACGTTTAAAAGGATTAATGAACCAGTAAAAAATACAACCCATAATAATAATGCTAATGCAAATTCTTTAAATAATGTTTTCATAATGTTTGTTTTTTAAATTGTTAATTGTTCAGCAAATATAAACAAGTTATTAATATAAAAGTGTTAATGAAATGTTAAAGTTTTAAAATAAAAAAGGATAGCTGTTAAACTATCCTAATTTTCAATTTGCAAATCGCAATTTGTGTTGTATTGCTCTTATCTTATCATTTATTTTTTCATCATTTAAACCTTTTAAATATAATGAATTTCTTTTCTTAATTAAATAATTTAAAGTATATTCAAGTTCTAATGCATCAAATTCTATTTGTTGTTCTCTATCCATTGTTTTTGTTCTTTTCTTAAATGTTGTAATTCTCTTTCTAAATAATCTATTGCTTTTTCCAAGTCTTTTATATGCGTTCCTTTGTGTTTTGCTCTTGCTACATATTTTATAACATTTCCTTCATTAAAGTTTAAATCATAGTCTTTAATAAAGTCTATAACATCATATTCTTTTTGATTGTTGTAGTGTGATGGTACTCCTATCATTGTGTAAATCTTTTAGCGTGAAACTTATATAATTCCATTGTTTTTTTTAATCCTTCATATTCTGTAAATTCTAAATTTACATTGTTTTCTTTTAAATAAAATACTTCGTTGTAATTGCTTATTTGATATTTTATAACATTATACCTATTTGCAGTTTTTGCTGGTTTAATAACATAAGCTAAATCATTTACCCAACATAAACTCATTGCATCTTGTTCTTCTCTTGTTGGAATAAATATATTTTCTTTAACTTTCGCCATTAGTTACATTCTTTTTAAATATTGATTTTAATAATTTTGGATGCCAACCTTGTGATAAACAAATATCATAAAGTATTTTACCTAAATCATCAATATTAATATCATCAAAAGTTTCTATTGTTGATGTTTTACCATAAGATGTATATTTTATTTCCATTAGTCTATTCTTAAAAATTCAGCATTACCATTTTCCATAAACCATTCTTTATTCTCTTTGTATTTATCTACTACTGCATCAATCATAACTATTTCATCTATTGTTGATGTTTGCAATTTAGTAATTATACTTTCTATGCTTCTTAAAATGTTTGTAGTCATTTCTGGGTCTGTTTTATAAACCTTTGTGTATTCTTCAAACACTACTTGTTCAAGTTCTTTGTTTAACCTATTAATTAAGTTCTTAATAGTTTGCCTGTATTGTGTTGTAAAGATTAAACTTTCATTTGCTTCTAATAAAAGTTGTGCTAATAATACAGATTTTAAATACTCTAATTGAATTGGATTTTCCTTCATAATTGTTTTGCTTTGTCTATTTCTAAATATGTTACTTCTTTTTCTATTTTTTCTCTATTGTTAAAATATGTTGTTGCTGGATTTTTATTGTTTATTTCCCAAGTTGGGAATATTAAATGTAGATTAAAACTATAAATTCCTTTTGGTGTTGAATTAATGTATATTGGTGTATCTAAATGCTTTTCACATTCTTTTATCATAGCATCATATTTAACTTTTTCTAATAATAAAGTTTTATAATGCACTTGCCTACATTTTAATTCAATTCTGTGTGAAGTTGATGGACTGTAACAATCCCATCTACTCATTTGATTTTTTGCTTTAACTAAATCTTGATAAACATTTTCCACTAAATAGTTAAATAAATCAATTTCTTTCCAGTTATTCATTTACCTAATAAGTATCATAAACCTTTCGTAAATCACTTAAAATACTTCTCCAGCAACTTGAACAATTACTACTTTCTAACTTTTCATTAAATACATTTAACCAAATATCTTTTATTGTATGCTGCTGTTTTGGTGTTAATTGATTTGTTCTATTGTCGTATAATACTTTTAAAAATAAATATTCATCTTCTTTTAAGCAATTAACGTTTCTACGATATGAAATTAAATTGTTTAGTTTTGCTTTACGTTCATCACAACCACAATCTATTCCTGTTACTTTGCTAAATAATTCAACTGCTGCTTTAATACCAGTTGCTTCTGTGATTTGCTCAATAGTATCACCTAATCCTGTTGCTTTCTTTTTACGTCCCATTATATTTTATTTGATTTTTTAATATTATCTAATGCCCACATTGGTTGAAAATTTGTGTAATGATTTAATTTAATTAATTCTTCTTCATCTTTTGCTAATGATACTGGATAAATATGGTCTAAATGCCATTCACCTTGATTTTCCCAATTCATACCATCAGTAAATTGTTTTTCTAAATGTTGTTTAAATTCTTCAAATGTGCAACCTAATATTTTATATGTTCTTGATTTTTTAGAATATCCATTTCTTCTAAAAGATTGTTTAATTATTGTTCTTGTATTATTTGTTAATTTAAATAAATAATCATTTTTAGCTTTATTATTTCTCCATTCATTTCTATACTTTGAAATCTTTTCTTTATTTTTTAAATAATATTCTTTTTTATAATTAGCAATTTTTTCTTTATTTAATTCAACATATTTTTTACTAAATTCAGAAATTTTTTCTTTATTTTTTAATCTATATTCTTTTTGATATTCTTGCTCTTTAGTCATAATCAATAAATATTATTATAGTCATTAGAAATGTAGTCATCATAATCTTGTTGAAACTTATCTTTTAAAATTGTCTTATAAGTTTTTATGCTATGAAAAATAGATATTAAACTAATTGTAGTTTCTTTAGCTATATCCCTCATAGAAAAATCTGTATCACGATAAAGCTTAAATAATTTTTTATCATACCAACCCCAATTATCTATTTCTTGGTCAATCATTAAACAAATATCATTATATGCTTTATGTTCTTCTATATTGCTATTATCTGATAAATTAAACAAAGTATCTATTCCTATTTTATCAATCTTATTACGTTTGTTTAAATACTGAAAGCATAAACTTTTAATTGTAAAAAAAACATAACCTTTACGAACATTACCTTTTACATCAATTATCTTTTCTGCATCAGCATATTTCCACAAAGCAATATAAACTTCTTGAACAATATCTTCAGCATAATCATCTACTTTATAAAGGTTAGCAATTTTAACCCATTCTTTATGATGTTGGGCAACCTGTTCTAACCATTTATTTGTAGACAATTCCATACTAATACATTTTAATTGTTACTATACCAGTTTTTGGTATTGGTGCTTCTTTTACTTTAATCTTTAAATCCACTTCTGTTAATTCTGTATCTATTTTTAATATTGAATGAAAAGCGTTTTGTATTTCAGTCCAGTTTGCTTGGTTATCCATTTCGTTCAATTCATACAAATATTCTAATTTATTTTTCAAATCTTTGAAGAAACTTATTAACATTGAATTATCTGAATTTAAAACTAGCATTCTTGATGCTGATGTTTTTAATTCTTCAATATGGTGTTTCATTGTGTCTTTCATCTTAAAATATATCTTTTAATGGGTCATAAAAAGCTCCTTCAACTTGTGGTAATCCAAAATTATTTACTTTGAAATTAAAATCTTCAAATGGTGCATTTCTACTTCTTTTACAACTTACTTTTACTAATCCTTTATTAACTGTGTTTAGTTCTAAACTAATTTGTGTTTCTGTTTTCTTTTCTAAAAATGAACCTAAATGACCAGTTGGCTTATCAGTTCCAAAATTAGAATGAATAACTGTTACAATATGGCAATCTAATTCTTTAGTCCATTTCATTAGCTTTTGAACTACATTATTACTTTCTTCAATATTGTTTACATCTGAACATAAATCAGCAACACCATCAATAATAACTAAACCTATATTTTTGCTATCTAACCTATCATAAAGGTAGTGTTCTATTATATCTATTCTGTCACTAAAGCTATATTGTCTTAATGCTAAAG